AGACTTCCTCACGAGCTCTTTGCGACGTACTCCGATTGCTTCGTCTATTCACTTTCGTGATCAGACTTACAATCAGAGGCTCGCTCTGAGAGCTTCCCATACTCAGTCACACGCGACTATTGACTTGTCGAGTGCGTCTGATCGCCTGTCATGCTGGCTTGTCGAGCGTATCTTCAGGAGACTTCCGTCTCTTGTTGAAGCTCTTCACGCTTCGCGGACTAGGTGGGTGGTTAACACCATCGATCGCAAGTCTCCAAAGCATCATTTGCTAAGGAAGTTTGCGTGTATGGGTTCAGCGTGCACCTTTCCTGTTCAGTCGTACGTCTTCTGCATACTTGCGGTGTCGAGTGTCCTCTATTCTAGAGGCATTCGTCCTACAATAAGCAGCGTCCGTGCGGCCTCACGGGAGGTCCTTGTCTTTGGGGATGATATTATCATTCCCATTGACTGTTGGGAACAGCTTCAGGGGTTGCTAAGTGACCTTGGTTTAAAGGTTAACCAAGCAAAGACATTCGGGACTGGAATGTTCCGAGAGTCTTGCGGTTTGGATGCGTGGAACGGACATGATGTCACGCCCACGTATACCATCACTTACCCTGACGTGTCCCGGCCTGAGTCGATTGCCTCTAGCGTCGAAACTCACAACAACTTCGTTAAACGAGGTTGGTACGGTGTCGCCGACTATGCTAAATCGAGAGTGCTTGAGGAACGGCGTTTTGCCATACCTCATGATCCACTCGGCTCAGGTACCTTCGGTTGGTACGACCACAATATGGTAGGGAATGATCTCCTTCGAAAGAGATTCAATCCTTTTACCATGCAAGTGGAGCGTCACTGCACCGTGGTAGAATCCACGATGAAGCGCACACCAACCGGCAGGAACTCTCAGTTGCTTCAGTACTTCACTGAAGTCCGCCCTGTCCCCTTTATCAGGGGTGATAGGATCGGAGTCGCTGAGAGATCGCGTACGTCTATACGTACACGATGGGTCCCTGAGATGATGCTCGGCTAGCTCTAGCCGGGCCTCTCTCTCAGAGGGTGGGTGAGGTTTTAGTACCTCACCTCCTGAAGGGTTTGCACAG